AGGAAACACTCTCGTCCGGGTGCCATTAAAGACTTGCCCTCGAGAGTTCAGCTACATGGTGTCTAAGCGTCGACCATGCGGCAGCCGTTCTGGCACTGCGCGTAAGTCAGTGCCGTCCTCGGGTAACTCCGCCAGCGGTTCCGAGGATAAACGGTGCGGCGGGTGCGCTATCGCACTCCGCCGTACTAAGGAGACCATTCGCAATGGCATGCTGATCGTTCGGGTCGGTTACGGTATTCCGTATTCCGAGTTGCCGGACCTGCAGTCTTGCGATCTTGACAAGTATCTCCTTTTCCTTCTCCAGCAGGGTCTTCCACGGGACCCTGTTCCGTTTCCGCGCCGCCAAGTTCCTGGCGCAAGTGGTCTCTGTAACCTGCAGAGATTAAGGAGGCATGAGAGGTGGGGCTTGGCCCACTCTCTCGCGTCAATTAAACGCAACCTGCCATCGGGTTGCGCCTCCCACGTGGTATCCAAGCTTGAGTCGTGGGGTGCTCAGGCTTTCTCTCAACCCCCCCCCCCATCCGACGACTATGTAAGCTTTGCTTACGCTGAGTCGAGTCGTATCTTCTCTTCGGGCTGGGACAGGAATTATGATTCTTTCGTCTGGAATCACCTGCCTAACGCTTCGGCACGCTTTTCTGGCGTGCGTGCGGACCACGTCTGGCGTGGTCGTCGAGAAGAGTTTGTTAGACGCGCCCTGTGGGAGAGTGAGGACTCTCCTGCTTGGAAAGCGCGCTACAAAGAAGTTCCGTCTGCGGGTAAGACCAGGGCTCTCGTTATCTTTGATGACGAGATCGATCTTCTGGCCCCGCTTCACAAGTGTATGTACTCACACTTGCGTAGACAGGATTGGCTTCTTTGCGGTCCTCCGACCGACAAACGGATGGAATCTGTCCTTGTCAACGCTCACCAGACCTCCGTAGATCTGGTTAATGCAACTGACGGTCTGTCACTCCGTGTGACAGACGCCATACTTGATGCGGCATTCTTTACCTCGGTAAAGGTGCCCCGTTCGCTTCGTGCGTTGGCGAAAGCGAGCTTTCACCCGGATGTCTACTTAGGTAGTCCTCTCCGGGGGGTCGATTCTTATCGACGCATCGGTACGGTACAGCACGGACAGATGATGGGGGCCTATCTCTCCTTTCCCTTGTTATGCCTTCATTCCTACATAGCGGCGCGCTGGGCGGCCCGCTTTGATGAAGGAGCCCGGTTCTTGGTGAACGGTGACGACACTGTCATCTCGGCATCAAGATCTGTGACGGAGCGGGACTACCCTTCAGGGTATAGACTCAACGTCAAGAAGACGATCCGGGCCTCGGCGGTTGCCGAGCTTAACTCTACGGTTTTTCTCCGTAGGTCGGGAAGATGGCGTGAGGTACACCATCTTAGGAGAGGAGGTGCTACTACCGATGTTGACGGGATGATCCACATGGCTTCTGCCGTGCGGGGTCAGGCTCGCTGGACTGACGCTTTTGTCAGGAGTCGCATCGGTAAGAGCTGGGGTTTCCTTCCTTCTCAGCTAGGGCTGTGTAGTCGGTCCTATCCCGCGTTCTGTAGGCAGCGGGAAATGACGGCGTCGCGTTACCACACGACGCTTCCGTGGGACGGGCTATGCCCGCCTTCGTCATTGCTGGTCTCTCTTGGACGAGAGGCCTTGCCTCACGAGGCGGAAGCGGCGCGTGCGCTTCTGTGGAGTGAGGGAAGAGAGGGAGGTTTGAAGAGGGACGTACGATCCTGGTCCCGCGGGAAAGTACGTCGGTCATACGGCTATGTCAAGCCGAATCGGTTGCGCCACTTGGCGCGGGCGAGGACGTTTGGCTGCAATCTGACTTTCGTCGGTCAGATTGCCTCCCTGAGGGTCAGGGGAGAGCCGAAACGCGATCCGGGTGGCTGGGTCCCTAGGGACTTCGTCACTGTCGAGGAGGAGGAGGGCCTTCGTCTGTTGGACTTCTGGCGCTCGCAGTCTTCGGATTGTGCGCGTCCGGAGTTCGCTGGTGACAGGGTTGCTTGTTGAGACCCCGTGGTCTCTGGTCGGCTCGACAGCTTGCTGTCGTCGCGGGGGGAGGAGGTAGTGAGCGTAGCCCCTGTGTTTCGGGGTATTCCTGGACATGACATTGGTACTGCTCTCGGGAGAGAGCGGGTAGCAGGTCAAGGGAAACTTTGTCTGTGAGCACCTAGTAGGGCCACTCTCTTCGGAGGTGCGGTGTTACCCGAACGGGACCATGACCCTCTGCGGTTATCGCGGAGGGAATCATGTTTAGTTGAAGAGGGAAGCGGTGACAAGGCCGCACGTTTGCTCTCCTCTCAGGGAGCC